GGACATCCCCGCCTCGTTCAGCGACGCCAAGAAGCAGGCCGTCGCCGATTTCGAGCGTGGCTTTCTGTTGCGCGCCCTGCGCGAGCACGACGGCAACGTCACCCGCGCGGCCGAGGCCGTGGCCAAGGTCCCGGCCAAGAAGAAGCGCAAATCGAACTGCCCGTTTTAGGGCGGAAGGAACTCTAGGAGGAAATATGACGACCGAAACACCCGCAGCACCGGCGCAGGACGCGCCGCCGAAGTTCAAGTTCGCCCCGCCCCGCGGCAAGCTCAAGACGGGCATGCCGACCGACGGGCTGTGGATTCTGGCGGGCTTGCCCAAGGCGGGCAAGACCACGCTCTCGGCCGGCATCCCGGGAGGCGTGCTCCTGGAGCTTGAGCGCGGCGGGGCCGACCGCGTCGAAGGCTGGATTCAGGAGATCCCCGACCTCGAGGTCTTCCGCCAAGCCGTCATGGCCGCAGTCGAGGACGCGAACGTCAAGGCGATCGTCATAGACAGCCTCGACGTCGTAAGCGACTGGCTCGAGGTTGACGTGGCCGAGCAGTTCGGCCTCGACAGCGTCAGCGAGCGCAAGGAGGGCGTCAACGGCTTCGAGGTCTGGAAGGAGCTCCGCTCGCGCTTCGAGAAGCTCATCAGCCTGCTCAAAGCCTCGGGCAAGCTGGCCGTCCTCGTGGCCCATAGCCGCGAGCCCAAGATCGATGCCGACGGCCGGGTCATCGTGCCCGCTGGCATCAGCATCCCCGGCAAACTCGGCGGCTACATCGCCGCCGAAGCCGACGCCATCGGCCACTGCTACAAAAAGCAAGTCGGAAGCGTCACCCAGTACTTCGTGAGCTTCCAAGGCGGCCCCCTCGGTACCTGGGGAAGCCGCATCCCCGAACTCGAGGACAAGACCATCATGCTCCCGCGCGCGGGACAGTGGGCCGCGGTCTGCGCGGCGGCGGATGCAAAAGCGCCGGCGACCGAGCCGGAGAAAGCGGCGGGCAAGAAACCGAAAGCTCAGACCAAGGGAGGAAAGTAACTATGGCAGAAATCGACTTCGACGCGGACGCAGAGGCGCGGAGAGCAGCCCGGGAGCTGGCGGAGGGGACTTCAGCCCCGCCCCGCGCGGCTTCTACACCCTCCAAATCGCCGAGCACTCTGACGGCGAACGGACACGCGGCGGCAAGAACCCGGGCACGCCGATCACGAAGATGGTCTGCGAGATCGCCGACGAGGGCGATCACTTCGGTAAGCGCGTCTGGCACAACGTGGTCTGGATACCGCGCGGTTCGGGCGAGAAGGCCAACCCCGGCCACGGCATGGCGGTTCACTTCCTGCGCGCCGTGGGCCTGCCTTTCGATGGAAAGTTCCGGCTCGCCGAGTCGGACCTTAAGGGCCGATCGTTTCGCGTCCTTCTGGGCGTAACCACCTACGACAAGGTGGTAGACGGGCGGACCTACACCAACGAGAAGAACTTCATCGAGGAACTCTACACCGAGTCCCATCCAGAGCCCGATGAACTGCCGGCCCCGCGCACGCCGCGCAAGGGCGCGCGGCAGACGCCCACGGACAAGCAGGTGGAGCGCCCCGGCGCGGTCGACGAGGAGCCCGTGCCCTTCTGAGCAGAGGCCCCCGGTCCGGGATTGCCCGGGCCGGGGCTTCGGCGGGAAGCCCATGCAGAACAACCACAAAGAGACCGGCATTGTCCTTCGACCCTACCAAGAGGCCGCGATGGTCGCCTGGGACGGAAAGAGGGAGGCGGGACTCAGGCGCGGCATCATCAACCTGCCCACGGGATGCGGCAAGACCGTGACGGGGCTCGCCATCGCCAAGCGGCTCGGCGCGCGAACGCTCTGGCTCGCTCACCGCGACGAACTCATCGAGCAGCCGCAGCGCGCGATGCGCGCGGTCTGGCCCGCGGCCGAGACCGGGGTGGTCAAGGCGGACCGCGACGAGACGGACGCGCAGGTTGTGTTCGGCTCGATACAGACTGTCTCCAGGCCCGGCCGCCTCGAGGGACTCTCCGGCTTCGACCTTGTCGTGGTGGACGAGTGCTTCCCCGCCGGAACGCTTGTCGATGGAAAGCCTATAGAGAAACTCGTGCCGGGTGACCTCGTCTGGTCAGTCAGTCCGACCGGCCTGCTTGAGCGAAGAGCCGTCAGGCGGGTTTTCAAGCGGAAGCCGTCGGGTCTGCTCCGAGTCACGGTGGCCGGTATCGGGGATGTGATCTGTACGCCCGGGCATCCCTTCTTCTCGGACGGACGTTGGGTTCCCGCCTATCGTCTACGTCCTGGCTCGGGACTGGTTTTGTGGAAACAGGAGGCATCCGATGAAGATCGCTCACTGCGCTTGGTGCGAGGCGAATACCGCCGTGACCGGCAAGCGCCGCCGGGATCTCCTGCGCAGATCGGGAAGGGCCTATTGCTCCGAATCCTGCAAAGCTGCCTATGTCAGATCGGTATCCTCGCGAACAATGTCCAGAACGAACAGGATTTTTGCGTCCGGGAGAATGCGGGCGAACAATCCCATGCGCCGCCGGTCCGTCCGCGAGAAGATGTCTGCGACGCTCAGAAGGATCGGCCACGGGCCGTTGCCTCGCGGCGGGAACGGACGTGGACTTACGAAACCGCAAGCCGCCCTTGCCGACGCATTAGGATGGGAGACGGAATTTGTTCTTCCGACGAGGACCGGCCGGGGGAGCGGCTATCCCAACCATTACAAGCTGGATATCGCGCACCCGGGGCTCAAGATCGCGATAGAAGTGGACGGCGGCAGCCACAACGCCATCGAGCGCAGACTGCAAGATCGGAAGAAGGAAGAGCTCTTGGATTCGCTCGGGTGGAAAGTGTTGAGGTTCTCGAACCGAGAGGTGACGAAGAATTTGGCGGGCTGTGTCCGGGTGGTCACGTCTACAATCTCGAAGTCGAGCGCAACCACAACTACTTCGTAAGCGGCATCCTCGTCCACAACTGCCATCACGCGGCCGCGGCCACCTATCGCCGAACGCTGGAACATCTCGGCTGCTTTAACGGCGGACCGCCCACCCTCGGCCTGACCGCCACGGTCGAACGCGGCGACAGGCTGGGCTTAGATACCGCGTTTCAGGAGATCGTCTACCAACTTCAGCTCCTTCAGGCCATCAAGGACGGCTGGCTGGTGGATCTGCGCACCAAGCAGGTCGAACTAAACTTCAGCCTCGACGACATTGGCCTCGTGAGTTCTGACTACAACCAGGGCCAACTCGGCGAGGCCATGTTTCGGGCGGGCGCGGCCGAAGCGACCGCCGAGGCGTATGTCGAACACGCCCCCGGCCGCAAGGCGCTGATCTTCACCGTCACCGTCGACCAAGCGCGGCGTACCGCCGATGCCCTCCAGGCTCGCGGCGTCGCAGCCGAGTTCCTATCCGGCGACACGCCGATCGACGAGCGCAGGGCCATCCTTCGGCGGCTTAAGACCGGCGATACCATGGTCGTCTGCAACTGCGCGGTCCTCACTGAAGGCTTCGACGAGCCGTCCATATCGGCCGTCATGATCGCGCGGCCTACGCGGTCCAAGACGCTCTACCTCCAGATGATCGGCCGCGGGACGCGGATTTTCCCAGGCAAGGAGGACTGCCTCATCATCGACTTGGCCGGGGCGTCGAGCGACCACAAGCTCGTGCAAGCTCCGGCTCTTTTCGGCCTCAACCCCGATGAGGTGGGCGACGAAACGGTGACCGAGGCGCTCGAAGAACAGGACGAGCGGAAATCGCGAGAGGACGACTTGGTCCAGTCGTACCTAGAGGCCAACAAGGAGCGCCGCGCGCGCAAGAGCATCCACTGGGTCGAAGCATCGCCCGATCTCTACGCGCTCTCGGCCGGCAATCACGGCATGGTTCTCATGGCGAAGCGCTCGGACGGCTGGATCGTCGAGGTCGCGCCTCGTGACCGCTGGGCGTCGCACGAGAAACTCCAATCCGCGCCGGTCGACCTCGAGTTAGCACAGGGCATCGGCGAGGACTACATCCGCCGGGCACGGGCGGAAACGCTGGTGTCCGAAAACGCCTCCTGGCGAAGAAGGCCCGCGTCGAGCAAGGTCCTAAACGCGCTGACCAAGTTCCGCATCAACCCGCCTCCGGGACTTACCGCGGGCGAGGCGGGAGACCTTCTGAGCGCGGCAATCGCGCGCTGTGCCGCGAGGCGCATGGGATGATGAAGCCCGACGCTGAGGCCATGCGCGCCCACTTGGAGCACCTCTTCGGCGGCTGGCTCGATGAATACCAGGACGGCCTCGTGGAGCTGGCCTGGGCCGACGCGAAAGACGGCAAGCTGCGCCACTCCCGGCTCTTCGAGACCGACTGCTTAGACGACCTGGCAGAAACCGCCGCGCGCGTAAACGCCGTCGCCGGGCAGAACGTCTACATCGGCGCGGCGCTGCGCAAGCACGGCACGCCGCGCAACAGGCGCGCGGCCGACGCGAGCTTCTACGCTCTGACCGCCTTCTATGTCGACCTCGACGAGGCGGGAGCCTACAACCGGGCTCTCACACTGACCCGGGATGTTAGACCTACCGCCGTGGGCGTGACGGGGAAGCATCCCCACACTCGCGCGCAACTCTGGTGGCGGCAGGAGACTCCCGTCGCAGATCCCGACCTGTGCCGCCGGCAGAACCGAGCCCTCGCCGACGCTATGGGCGGCGACACCACGGTCACGAATCCCAGCCGCGTCATGCGTCTCGCGGGCTCCATCGCCTGGCCCAAGAAGCCCGGCCGGGTCGTGGAGCGCACAGATTTCAGCGTCCGTCCCGACGGCAGCCCCTATCCGGAGGGCAGGGTCGCGCGCTTCTTTTCCCCTGCCGAGAAGCCAGCGCCCCCAAGCAATCATCCAACGGCTCCCCGACGGCGACATTCGATTGACCCTTCTCGTCCGTCACCGGACGCCGAGACCCTTCTTGGCCAGGTGGGCCCGGGCAACTGGCACGCGCCGATGCTGCGCGCCGTGGCCCGTTTCGTGGCCGCGGGATGGTCCGACGAGGACATCCTGGCCAAGGCCGAGCCCTATACCCTATCCGGCTGGACGACAGAGCAGACTCGCGGCGAGGTGTCGGCCATGATCGCGGGAGCCCGGCGCAAGGGCTTCGCCCGTCAACGTCTCTCGCCGTGGAAACTCGTCGATGGCGTGCCGCCCGCATATCTCTCCAAGCCCCTCGCGAGGGACGAGGCGTCCGCTCAGTTGCGCTCTTGCATCTCGCAGTGGTTCGACCAGACGCAGGCCCTGGCGCTGGCCCGACGAGAGCTCGCTCGACGCTACAAGTCTCGGTTCGCGCGCCGGACGCCGCGGGAGATCGCCGACGCTTGGCGCGCCGAGGTCAAGGAGAAGTACGGCATCGCCGATCTACGCGCGGCCCCGCGGCTCGCGGTGCAGGCCGTGGCGGGGATTGGAAAGACCGAGGCCGTCGTCCAGGAAATCGTGTCCCGCCCGAAGCTCAGGGACTTGCACATATCGATCTTCGTCCCGACCTTGGACCTAGGCGAGCGTTTGGCCCAACGGATCGTCGAGCTTTCCTTCGACCCCCGATTTGCGCCGGGTCCCGAGGTGCGCGTCATGCGTGGCAGGCTGGCCGAGGCGACCGAAGAGCGCGGGCCTCGCGAGCCCAAGACGATGTGCCGCAAACCCGACGCGGCGGACCTGGCCAGTCGGCTAGGGCTAAACGTCTTCAAGACGCTGTGCAGGTCCGGCGCGGGGACATGCGAGCACTACGACCACTGCCCCTGGATCAAACAGTGGAACGACCGCGGACCGGCGGTAAGGATATGGTCACACCAGTACCTTCACCTGCCCATGCCGTCGGGCTTCCCGGCGGCGAACATGGTGATCGTCGACGAGTCGGTCGTGGAAACGCTGGCAGGGGAGCTTGCCTTCGCCCCGGACCGCCTGGCCGAGACGCCCTCCTGGGCCGAGGGCGAGTCGGCGGATTGCCTCGACCGCGTTCGCAAGGCGCTCTCTGAGGACAAGCCGCTCCTCGAGGCGGCGAGGGCGCAGGGCCTAGACGGGGAAATCCTCGCGCGGGCCGCGGAAGCGGCCGAAGGGCGGGAGGACGGGGACACGGGCGTGACCCCCGATATGCCCGAGGGCGAGGCGGTGGAGCGTCTGGCCGCGCTCGAGGAGTCCGAGCGCAAGAAGATCGCGCTCCTTCTGCGGCAGCTCGCCAATGAGGTCGCGCTCAAGCGTCCGGGCTCGCACGCCGTCGAGCTCCGGCGCAACGATGCGGTGACGGTCAACGGCAAGACAGAGCGCCAGAATCGGATCTTCGTCCGATGGCGGCAGAAGGTCCTGGCGGGCAAGTACAAGCCGCTGCTCCTGATCGATGCGGACGCCGACGGCGAGATCAACCGAAGGCTTTTCGGCGAACCGCTTGAGCACGTGGCGATCTCCGTATCACGGAACGCGGTAGTGACGCAATGCCACAGCTCCTCGTTTTCCCGCAGGTCGCTGATCGGATTTCCCGGCGCGCCGCCGAAACTGGCTGCTCAGGCGGCCAAACGGATCGCGCAGATCAAGAGTCTCATCGAAAAACTTGCGCGAAGCGCCCGGCTGTTCGTCATCTGCGCCAAGCCCGTTCGCCGCGCCATCACGGGGGAGAGGGACGAGAAGCTGCCCCTGTGTTGCGAATGGAAGGGCGCGACGATAGCGCACTTCGGCCGCGTCCGAGGCGTGGACGACTGGAAGCACCATGAGGCGGTCTTGATGATCGGCCGCGAGCAGCCGCGTGCTCGCGATATCGAAGGGCTCGCCCGAGCGATCTGGGACGACGATCCCGAGCCGCTGAGCCTTCCAGGCGAGTATGTAGAGACTCTGCGCGGCTATCGGATCAAGAACGGAAACAAGGCCGGTGCTCGGGTACATACGCACCCCGATCCCCGGGTTCAACGCGTCCTCGAGCTTAAGCGAGAGCGCGAATCGGTCCAGGCCGTAGACCGCATCCGGCTGGTCTACACGAACACGGCAAAGGAGGTCTACATCTTGAGCAAGCTGCCGCTGGACTGGATGTGGACAGGCTCGCGAGCTTTAGAGATATCCTGGTCGGCCGCGCGGTCAGCAGGCTCGGCCAGGCGTACATGCGCGGCGCGGGCACGCTGCCCTTGGTCCCCCGGATTTTGGCCGATCGATGGCCCGATCTATTCGCCTCCACCAAGGCCGCAAAACACGAAATCGACAGGAAAATACATCTGATCCGAAAAGGCCCACAAGTCAAGACTACCTTGTCTTGGAGTTTGGGCCTTTTCAGATTCCGCCAAAAGCGATCCAGAAAGCAGGGCGGCGCGTCGCCCTGGTCCACCGCCATCCTTGCGGCCGATACCCCGTACTTCCGGGCAAGGGTCCGCGACCTGATGGGATGCGAGATCGCTTGGGAATCGCCCGCGACCTGCGAGAGTTTCGACCCCTCTCGCGGCGAATCACCCGATTGGTTTGAGTCGCTGTTCGGAAATGGAGGAGCGCATGGCAACTCGGACCAGCACAACGATGATGGGGACCGAGCACGATGATCGCCTCGCAGCGGCTTTCCGACGGGGTGCTGCTCTTCCTGCCGCTTTGCCCCTCGACCAACGCCAGGATGCGCCCCGTCCGGATGGGCCGCCTGTGCCGGGACATCCTGACCGCCGAGGCCAGGGACTACATCCGGTCCGTCGGCCTCGCGCTCAAGCTCTGGGCGCGCTTCAAGAAGTTCCGGCCTATCGACTCCTACTGCCGGCTGGACCTGTGGTTCATCCTGCCCCGGACCAACTGCGACGCGCACAACTACGGCAAGGTCCTCTTCGACGCGATGGAAGCCGGCGGCATCGTCACCAACGACAAATACATTCTGCCGCGCGTGATGGGAGTGTGGCATGACGCGCGGACGCAAATCATCGTGAAGTTCCCGCGTTTTCCGACGAGAGCAAGCGCATGAAACGCTGTTCACATTTTGACTTGTGCATGGACTTAGGAGGGAGGCCGCGACTATAACATGAGAACTCTATATCCGATGAGAAGCTGTCGCCACTGCGACAAACGCTTTCAGGCGCTCTCGCCCAATCAGCAGATATGCCGAGACTGCCGGCCGAAGCGGCGTCGCAGGTACATGCGGGACTACCGGCGCAAGGAGCGGCGAGAGTTGAAAAAGACCTGGCAGGAGTTGGAACAGACGAATGGATAAGCCCAAGGGCGGCTCACGCCGCTATCCCCGCGAGACAATCATCAACGCGATCAAGAAGGTCCGCGGCGGGGCTTCGATGTGCTCGGTCGCAGAAGAGATCGGCACGCGGGCCAACTCGGTCAAGTATTGGATGGACCACGCCGACAACTACCTCGGGCCTGAGGACAAGAAGGCGCTGATCGCCGTCGACGGCTTAGACGATAAGACGCGCGATACGGTCTGCGGGGAAGGTTGGAGCTCGGTTATTTTTCAGTTCAAACAGTCGAAGAAGGAAACCGACGCGGCGCTCTTGCAGCAGCGCACGAACTTCATCGACAAGGTGATCCCGCATCTGTTGCGGCTCGAAAAGGCTTCCGGCGGAAGCCTCGCAAACGAGCAAAAGGAACTCATCCCCAAGGCCGACCAGGATAAGGCCATTCAGGAGATGGAGGTCATCGTCGCGCGCTTCACGCGCAATCGCGAAGAGAAGGAGGCGTCCGCAAGCCAGCGCGGGTCGCGCCCTGAAGGTGAACGAGGCGATCCGACGAGCGGCGAGGTGATCGACGTGCCGACGGAGAAACCGACGGCGGAAGGAGCAAATGAAGCAACTTCCGAGTAGACATAATCGTCCATTATGCGCAGTGTTCTCCCGACGAGGAATCGACTCCTACCAGCTCGCGCGGGCTTTGCGTAAAAATCAGGACGCCGATCGCGCACACTCCTGTCAGCGTCGCGTTTTGAACGTGAAACCTGTTTCGTATCTATATTTTTTATTCAAAACGTTTTGCCGCTTTATCCTTATTTTCACTTCAAAATTCTTTTTGAATGCCCGGACCCGGCGGCCCGCCCCATGAAGACGCACGACCGGCGGCTGACCGAGTGCTTCTACCTGGGCAAGTACGTCCTCGGATACGATGAGTTCACCGACCTTCACCTCGGCTGGTTCGACGATCTGCTCAAGCACAAGAAGCTTCTGCTGATCGCGCCACCGGGGCATCTTAAGTCCACCTGCTGCACGATCACCTATCCGCTGTTCCGGCTGACCGAGGACCGCGACATGCGGATCATGATCGTTAACGAAATCCTCGACAACTCGAAGGGCTTCCTGGCCGAGATCAAGGGGCATATCCGCGACAACGAGGCCTTCCGCGAGCGCTACGGCGACTGGAACATCGACGCGGACAAGTGGTCGGAGGAGAAAATCCAGCTCGCCCGCACCGTCATCCGCAAGGAGCCCACGATCCTGGCGGTCGGGGTCATGGGGACGCTCGTCTCGCAGCACCCGAATCTCATCATCGTAGACGACCCTTGCTCGAACCGAAACACGCAGACATCCACGCAGCGTCGCAAGATTTGGGACTGGTTCCGCCGCGACCTGGTGCCCCGCCTGGGGGATAACGGCCAGATCATCGTGGTCTCGACCCGCTGGAACCGCGACGACCTGCCAGGCCAGATCAAGAAGGACCCCGGCTATGCGGACTGGAAGGTCATCGAGCTGGCCGCCGACTGGAAGGACGCGCAGGGCGAGACCCACGCGCTCCTGCCCGAAAAGTTCACCCCCGAGAAGCTCCGCACGATCCGCGCCCAGCTCGGCACGGCCAACTACCAGTGCATCTATCGCAGTTCGCCCGAATCGGTCGAGGGCCAGGATTTCAAGGCCGCCTGGCTGGATTCCGGGCGCTTCGACAAGCAGCCCGACGACCTGACCATCTTCGCGGGCATCGACCTCGCCATCGGCAAGCGCTCGCGCAACGCCTACTTCGCCTATGCGGTGATCGGCGTCGACCTCAAGACCGGCGATGTCTGCGTGATCGACGGCTACAAGGGCCGCATCCCGTTTAACGAGCAACTGAAGGCGGCCAAGCGCATCCATCGCCATCACCACCCACGGCTGATCGTCCCGGAGGCCAATGCCTACCAGGCCGCCTTCACCGAGTCCCTGCGCACCGACCCCGATACCCGCCGCCTGCCGCTTCGGCCCCACAACACGCAGGGCGATAAGCACGCGCGGCTGCGCGGCCTGGCTCCGCTTTTCGAGGTCGGGGCGATACGGCTTCCCCGAAGCGACGCGGCCTGGGTCGAGCAGTTGGAAGAAGAGCTCCTCGGCTTCCCGGACGGCACCTTGGACCTCATGGATGCTCTGTGGCTGGCGCTTCAGGGCGTGGAGATGCAGCGCGTGGAGCCTCGGATCAGCTTCGCGGAGGACCTGTGAAAGGAGACGCTACGCTAACGAGTGCTGAAACCGATCGGCCCTGGAAGATCGAGATCGGGCAGAGCTTTTGGATACGCCTTGCCGTTATGCTTCTCCTGGATGTGCATGTCAACGCAATTTTTGTGCATGGGCTTCTTGGCACCGCACTTGCTGCACGCAAAGATATTGCCGCCCTTACCCTCGATCTCCTTGTCCTCGCAAAAGTCGTACGCACAGAGTCGGTTGAAACTCATTTTTTCCCTCCGAGAATGTCTATTTTATCATTTCCCATTCTTGCTACTTGCCCAACGGTGGTGTCCGGCTCATGAGCCTCCGCGAGCGCATCGCCAAAGCCCTCTTCGGCGAGCCCGATATCACGGCCGGGAGCGGCGGCGGCATCCACCATGTCCAGGGCTTAAGCGCCGAAGAGGCCGCAGCGGCCAAGGACCTCTTGGGCGCGCTGCGCGGCGAGGTCGAGAAGCAGGGCAAGGGCGTGCAGCCCCATACGACCTTCGGGTTGTCTGACCGGCATGGGATATTGCCGCCCATCGACTTCACCGTCTTCGATCAGATGTTCGAGCAGACGAGCTGGGTCCGCGCGGTGGTCGGCGTCATCACCAAGGCGGTGACGGCCAAGGGCTGGGGCCTGCGGCCGCTCTCCCCGGACGCCGATCCCAAAAACGCCGAGACCCTGCGGGAGTTCTTCGCCAACCCGAACCCGCAGGACACCTTCGTGGAGATCCTAGACGACATCACGCGCGACTCGTTCGTGTTCGGCAACGCCTTCACCGAGGTGGTCCGCGGACTGGGCGGCAAGCCGCGTGAGATGTGGACGCTGGACGCCCCCTCGATGCGGGTGCGCATCGACCCGCATGGCCTGATCCTGGGCTATGTCCAGGTGCCGGCGGTAGCGCTTGGCGGCAAGAGCGATGTCGCCTTCGAGCCGCGCGAGGTCATGCACAACAAGCTCGGGACCAAGGGCTCGGCGCTCTACGGGCTCTCGCCTTTGGCCTCTCTCATCTTGCCGGTGACCGTGGATAAGTTCGCGCAGATATACAACAGGGCCTTTTTCTTGAACGGCGCGAAGATACGCGGGGCCTACGTGATGAAGGACGCGACGCCCGAGCAGGTGGAGCGCAACCGCGAGTTCCTCAAGGCCCGCGCCAAGGACATGAACCTGGCCCAGGCCGACCTCGTGCTGGAGGGCCCGGTCGAGTTCAAACAAATCGGCACGACGCAGAAGGACATGGAGTTCCTGAGCCTACGCGAATTCACCAGAAACGAGATTTTGGCCGTCTATGGCGTGCCGCCCGCCATGGTCTCGATCATCGAGACGGGCAACATCGGGGCTGGCACTGGCGACACGCAGAGACAGAACTTCTATGAAGAGACCGTCGCCCCTTTCCAGCGCCGCGTAGCCGAGAAGATCACCCAGCAGATCATCAACAACGGCTTCGGCATCACGGACTGGGCCTTCGAGTTCAACCGGCGCACCATCGACGAGAAGCAGCAGGCGGATATCCTCAACATCTACTTGAGCAACGGCGTCCTGCGCCCCGAGGAGGTGCGCCCGATCGTATTGGCCGGACTGCCGCAGATCAGGAAAGCCATGGGCGTCGAAGACGACGAAATCTTCAAGGCCCTGCGCGGCCGCTCGGACACGATCACCAACGCCACGCAGGCGGTCATCAAGCTGGAGAACAGCTTCCTGACCTCGCTTAAGCAGTTGCTCGGGAGCTTCGCCAACCGAATCGAGGAACGGCTTCCCAAGCTCAAGATGCAGGATCTGGGCGACAAGCTCCGGGCCATCGCCCCCAAGTTCGAGGAATACGTCGCGGCGCACAGCATCATGCGCTTTGTGGGCTACCGCGCGCCCGAGGCGGTGAAGGCTCTTCCCGAACTGGAGGTCCTGCTCGAGGCCATCGACCAGGATCGGGTGGCTGAACTGCTGGAGCGCTTCAACCTGAGACTCGCCCGCAGGGGGCTCAAGGTTTCTTCGGCGCGCTCTCGCGTGGAGACCCCGGACGAGATCAGCGTCGAACTCGAGGAGCTGATCCGCAAGAACTCGATCGTCGTGGCCGCGAACGTCGCGACGTCCATCAAGGATTCCTTGCGGCGCGAGCTGGTCGAGGGCCTGACGCGAAATGAGACCATCCCGCAGATCCGCGACCGCATCGCGGCCAAGCTCTCGGACTTCGTCACGGTGCAGGTCAAGGGCGCGACCGACGACCGTGGCCGGGTTTTCCAGGGGCCCTACACCCGGTCCCTGTCGCGCGCGGACTCGGCCGAGATCATCGCCCGCACCGAGGCCAACCGCGCCTACAACCTGGGCACGCTCGACGCCTTGGAGCAAAACGACGTCGAGGAGGTGACCTTCCTCCTGGCGGGCGACGCGTGCCCGGCCTGCCGCGCGGTCTCGGACTCTTTGCCGGGGACCAAGATCGGCAAGAAGTTCACGCTCGATGAGGCACGGGCGGTCATCCCCGTGCATCCAAACTGCTTCCCCGCTCACGTGCCCGTCTTCACGCCGGAAGGCTGGAAGAAGATATCCCAACTCCTGGCCGGGGATAAGGTGCTGACCCATAGGCTTCGATTTCGCAAGGTCGCGCGAACCTTCACCCACGAGTACGACGGCCCCATGATCCGCCTCGCCTACCACCGCTCGGACTGGCGCGGCGATGTGGCCTGCACGCCCAATCACAGGTTCCTCACGTCGCAGGACGAATGGAAAGAGGCGCGGGAGCTTCGAGCCGGCGACGCGGTGCTCCTGCTGGCCAACCGTTGCGGCGCATGCGAGAAACCCATCCCCTACTGGCGGAGTTTCTGTTCAAAACGCT